GAAGATCAATTAGTAGACGATTTTAGAAAAAATTTAACTATCACAGATTTATCTGAATTACTTAAATCTTGTGATACATGGGTTTGTATAGATAGTTTCGGTCAGCATTTAGGATGGCATTTAGGAATTAAAGGTATTGTAATTTTTGGTCAAAGCGATCCTATAATATTCGGCCATCCAGAAAATATTAATATATTGAAATCAAGAGAATATCTGAGAGATCGACAATTTTGGTGGTGGGAACAAGCTGAATACAAACCCGAAGCATTTTGTTCACCTGACGAAATTATTACAATTTTCAAAGAAAACTTCAAATGACTCCGATAGGTGGTAGTGAAATACTTTGGAATAATCTAATCAAATATACTGGGGTTGATTGGATGTCAAAAATCAATTTAATTTCTAGTCTTACCGATCCTATAAATTTGGATCCTAATCGCAGAAATGTTGTATGGCAACATCTTTATATAGACCAAGGCGGTGTTCAAGGTATGCGATATAGAGAATTTACAGATTATGTTCAAAATTACGTATATGTAAGCAATTGGCAATTGGATGAATTTAAAAAAGAATTTGGTGTAGATGTTTACAATAATATCGTAATTAAAAATGCAATCGATCCTATAGAATTTTTAGAAAAACCTAAAGATAAAATTAGATTAATTTATACTTCTATGCCGGATAGAGGATTAGAAATACTACTCGAAGCTTGGAAAATACTAAACAGAAAAGATATTGAGTTAATTGTATATTCATCTAATATTATATATGGCAAGGCCTATAGTGATTTTAGAAGAGGTATGTATGATAAACTATTTACAGCATGTAAAACAACATCAAATATACATTACAAGGGATTTGGTATAAATCAGGCAGTAAGAAAAGCACTACAAACTTCTCATATTTTAGCTTATCCTTCTATATATCCGGAAACAAGTTGTCTAGCAGCAATAGAAGCCGGTGCTGCAGGGTGTAAAATTGTTACAACAGATTATGGAGCATTGCCGGAAACTTGTAATAATTGGGCAACACATGTGCCCTATTCAACTAATGTAAAAGAACTTGCAGAGCATTATGCTTATGAATTAAATTCAGCAATTGATAATTATTGGGAAAATTCGAACAATATAAAAGAACAAAGTGATTGGTTTAACACATATTATTCTTGGCATAATAGAGCCATAGAATGGAAGGATTTTTTTAAAAAATTATGCGAAAAGTAATGATAGGAACACCATGTTATGATGGTAGAATAGATGTTTGGTATTGCCACAGTCTTGTAAACACAATAAAACTTGGTTTTGAAAAAAATGTAGAAATAATACCAATATGGGTAAGTTTTGATGCACTAATTCAACGTGCAAGAAATGATACAGTACAAATAGCTATCGAAGGCGGATATGATGATTTAGTTTGGATTGATAGTGATATAGAATGGACTCCAGAATGGTTTTTTAAACTTTTAGATTATGATCATGATGTAGTTGGAGGGACTTATAGAAAAAAAGGTGATAAAGAGGAATACGTATTTAGAAGTAAAGAAAATGCTAAAATTGATCCACAGACCGGATTGTTAGAAGTTACAGGTTTGGGAACAGGTTTTGTCAAAATGAGTAAAAAAGCTTTACACTATCTTTGGGAAACTTCTCCTAAATACATTGATTCAAAAGATGACAAAGAAAGAAGAATGATATTTGATGTCATTTTAAAAGAACAGGATATGGTCAGCGAAGATATTGCTGCCTTTTTCAAACTTATTGATGGCGGATTTAAAATTTGGTTAGATACTACAATGACATGTAATCATATAGGTCCATATAAATTTACAGGTGATTTTATTCCGTGGGCAAAAAAAGGTATGATACGCAATGAAATTGCTGGGCCTCCGGCAGTTCAGAATAATTCAATTCAAAAAGAAAACAAATATAAGATTCCGATCCTTGCCAAGAGACAATTATAATGGAAAAAATTCATATGCTGTCAGGAATACCGAGGTCTGGCAGTCAAGTATTAAGCAGTATGCTTAATCAACACCCCCTAATATATTCTACAACCACAAGCAGTTTAGTGGAATTTTTAAACACCTTTTATAATGATTATAAAATTAAAACACAAAATCAAATAGATATTGAAAAGAATCAATTAAAAAACACGGCAAAACATTTAATACAAGGGTACTATTGTCATATAGATAAGCCCATAATTATAGATAAAAATAGATTATGGCCTATATATGGTTCGATGATGAATCACATTTTAGATGAACCTCCAAAAATTATCTGTACAGTGCGACCTATTGCAGAAGTGTTAGCTAGCTATATTATTTTAATTGAAAAAAATAATTCCAAAGTAACCTATATAGATGAAGATTTAAAAGAATTAAATTTACAAGTCAACACAAAAAATAGATGCAAAGTTCTATGGGAAAAATATATTTTCCATCCTTATACTAATTTAAGATTAGGATTTAATTCGTCGAATATTGATATTTTATTTTGTTCGTATGATCAAATAGTAAATGATTCACAAACTACAATAGATAGAATATGTAATTTTCTAAATATCGGAACTTTCACTTTAGATAAAAATAACTTACAAAAAATGGACGAAAATGATGAATTTCATGGTGGATTAACTGGATTACATGAAGTCCGGTCTACATTAAAAAAAGTAAGTCCATCTGCAGAAAAGGTTCTAGGACAAGATCTCGCATGGTATTATAATCAAATGAATTTAGAATTTTGGAAACAACATGTCGAATAATTTGTATGTAATGATTGCATCTAAAAAATCAAGGCCTTATACAGATAGAGCAATTAAAAGTTTTTTGCAAAATACAAACCTTAAATCTAATGATGAATTTTATCTTATAGATAATGATGATGAAAATGATTTTGATATAAAAAATGTCATAACAAATAAAGTACCAAAAAGTTTTGCTGAAAATTGTAATGACATGATAGATTTAGCAGATGGTAGAACTTTATTTTTATTAAGCAATGATATTATTTTTACTCCTAATTGGAATTTACCATTAACTAATTATGAGAATTTATTGCTTATTCCTAGCTGTAATCAAACTCATACTTATAGTTTTGACAATTTAAAATTATCTCGACAAATGTCAATAGATGATTTTCAAGACAGCTTTCAAAGTCTAAACGCAATTGCTCAAACTCATTGCAATAACAAATCAATTCCATTTTTTTTTGAAGATTTAATAATGGGATTTTATGCCTTTGTTTTGCCATCAAAAATCTATAAATCATTAGGATATTTTGATACTGAATTTGGTATAGGTGGGGGAGAAGATGTTGATTATAGATTACGAGCTATTGACATGGATATTCCTGTGAAATATTGTAGTAAAAGTTTTCTCCTACATTTTGGAGGGAAAAGCACTTGGGACGGAGCAGAGACTAATCTAGAAACTGAAGTACGAAATAAAAAATATTTTGATATTTTTGCTCAGAAATGGAATGAAGATTTAGCAATCCTTTGTTTGGTCAATAAAATTCCTTTAGATTCAATAATAAAAAAATATGATCTTGCCAAATATTTTTATGCTCACGATTTCACAGGTGCGTTTAAGGTAGTGTTAAATAATTTTAACAGGAATAAGAATGAGTAAAATAATTTTCTATATCGATGGCGGAGCTGGGCGTGTAATTACTGCTATCCCGGCCTTGTTAAAATTTCACAGATTGAATCCTAAAGCAGATTGGGCGGTTTTAATTCCTGCATGGGATTTTTTGTATTGGGGTATACCAGAATTACAAGATCGAACTTATGGTATCGATACCAAAGGAATTTTTGATAATATTGTAGTAAATTCAGAAAAAATTATTACTCCTGAACCTTATCGAGTACCTGCTTACTTTAGACAAGAAATAAGTTTAGCTGAAGCATTTGACAGGGAAATCAACAATACAACCGATCACAGTGATTTAGGTCCTCCTGTAATGATTTTTAATAAACAGGAACTTGCTGTAGCAAAAGCTACCATCTCTGAACTTAAATTTAAAATGAAAAAACCAAAAACTATTGTATTTCAACCATACGGTAGAGGTGCTAAAATAGAACGTGAAGAAATATTAGATGATGAAAGTCGAAGTTTAGATAGCAAAACTTATTTGTCATTAGTTAAAAGATTAGCGCAGAGATATAACACAATATTTTTTGGCGAACCACAGTTTCAACAAAAAACTGACTCATTTGCAGCAAATTATACCGCAGATCTACGTCAATGGGGTGCACTGATTCAAGAAGCAGACTATTTTTTAGGAGTTGACAGTGTAGGTCAACATATTGCTAGAGCATTAGGTAAACCGGGCACAGTGATTATAGGTAGTACACATGCAAAAAATACATCCTATCCTGATTATTTTAATATTATTGAAAAAACAAGTATTAAAAAATATAGTCCAATTAGAATAGCAGGACTAGATAGTATACTTGCTAATAGATTAAATGAAAATACTATGAGTTATAATGAAAAAGAAATCAACGAATTGTATACTAAAATAGTTGCAGATATTGAAAAGAAGGTTAGATAAAATGCCATACAATGTTTTAGCGATAAATCCAGGTCATAACGGATCGGCAGCATTAACTTCAGACGGTAATATAATTTACTATATTGAAGAAGAAAGATTGAGTAGAATGAAATATGATGGAAATCCTTTTCGTTCTATGATTCACGTTTTATTATCTTTTCCTATTGATGAATTAGTTATAGGTGGTACTACTAATGAACTACATCAGTTACCATGGACTGGGGAAGATTCTTACACAGCATTAGTAAGAAAATTTAATCCAAACGTCAAAATTACAAAAATAGGGCATCTTCATCATCTAGGTCATGCTGCAAATACTTTTTATGGATCCGGGTTTGAAACTGCTGCTGCTGTAATTGTCGACGGAGCAGGTAGTTTACATGTTGAACAAATTGGAGATACCGGACAGACTATACACGGCTATGAAACAGAAACTATCTACCATTGTTCATATCCTCATGAATTCAATGCAGTATATAAAAGATATAGTAATGGTGATGGTAACAGCAGTTATTATGATAATGGTATACAAGAATTTGACGGATCAGTTACAATTACTAAGGCATATGAAGCAGTAAGTGATTATCTAGGATTTGGATTTATCGAAGCAGGAAAAACTATGGGTCTAGCACCCTATGGACAATTTGATGAAAACATTCCTGAATTTTTTGTAAACAATAAAGGTAATAAAAATTTATTAATTCCCAGATACCCCGCCGGTGCATTTATAGACGAAAATAGATATCTTATTTTGAAGAGATTTATGGAACCGAGTGCTTGGCATAAAGATTTTAATTTAGTTAGAGAAATTGATAAAAATCTTGCTTGGCATGTACAAAGAGATACCGAAGAACAGATGTATAATTTGATTCAAAAAGCTCACGATATAACTGGAGAAACAAATATAGTGATATCAGGTGGTTTTGGATTAAATTGTGTAGCCAATTACAAATATTTGAAAAAATTTCCAAACTTTAAATTTTATATAGATCCTATTAGTCATGATGGCGGTACTGCATTGGGATTGGCTAGATATGCATACTATATTCATACTCAATCAACAGAACTGAAAAAATTATCCACAATATTTTTAGGCCCCCCTCCCAGTTATGATCAATTAGAAAATATTGCAAAAGAAAATCCTATGACAATTTCTTCAGTTACTGCTAAAGATATTGCTTCACTTATTACCGAAGGAAATATTGTTGCATTATTTCAAGGACGTAGCGAAGGTGGTCCAAGAGCATTAGGAAACAGAAGCATCTTATTTGATCCAAGAAACGTACAAGGTAAAGACATCGTAAATCGAGTTAAAATGCGTGAATGGTTTAGACCATTTGCAGGTAGTGTATTGGCAGAAGATGCTGACGACTGGTTTGATATGGCCGGACTCGACGAAAGTCCTTTTATGATGTATGCTGTAAATGTAAGAGAAGATAAAGTTAATATAATTCCTGCGGTAACACATGTCGATAATACCTGTCGTGTGCAAACTGTGAATGAAACTGATAATCCTAATTTTTACCAGTTAATAAAAGAATTTAAACTTTTGACTGATGTACCCGTATTATTCAATACTAGTTTTAATTTAGCAGGACAACCTTTAGTAGAAACATTGTTTGATGCTCTTGTGACTGTATTCAACAGCGAAATTGAATATCTTTACTTGCCTGATATTGGTAAACTTGTAACTAAAAAACTGTGATGAGAAAAATACATTTTATATCTGGTCTTCCTCGATCAGGCAGTACACTTTTATCTGCTATTCTAAAACAAAATCCTAAGTTTACAGCCGGTATATCTGATCCATTACATTCTTTTATTCATAGTATTATTAATGAAAAAAATAAATCAGTGGGAATGGATGCAGTCTGTCCTAACGAAAAATGTCAAGATATAATGCTGGATCTAGTTCAAAGTTTTTATAAAAATGATAGATCGGTTTGTTTTAATACAAATAGAGGGTGGAGTGCGGACACCAGTCTTTTAAAAGAACTATATCCTGAATTCAAAATGATTATTTGTGTTCGTGATGTTGCATGGATACTTGATAGTTTTGAACAATTGAACGCTAAAAATCCCTTTACAATTAAACCGTTATATCATCATCAAGATTTAGGGAATGTACATGATAGATGTAGAATGTTAATGGGAGAAATTCCAAATTTTGGGGGCTATGTTCATGGTCCTTTAATTAATGTACAACAGAGTATGTTTTGTAACGAAATCAAAAATTTGATTTTTCTAGAATACGATACTTTAGTTAAGTATCCAAACGAGTCAATGGAGCAAATCTACGAATTTTTAAATGAGCCATATTTCCAACATGATTTTGGAAATGTAGAAGACTCTTATGATGAGTTCGATGAACAGGCAAAAATTACAGGTTTACATACTGTTAGAAAACGTGTAGAGTATAAAACTAGAAGAAGCATACTCCCAGGAGAATTATGGGACAGATATTCTCCAATGACTTTTTGGAAACACGAAAATTTTCAGCAAAGAAATTTACTTAATTGGGTAGTAGAGCCGTCTGAAAAGATAACACTACCAGTACAAACTTCTCAAACTTTAAAAAATTATCAGCCTGTAAGAAGACAATTGTAAAATGATTAATCTGTTTGGCAAAGGATATATCGGTTCAAGATTTGCTGAACTATATCAATGCAAGATAAATGATAAAACCGATCTTATACCTAAATTAACTGACTGTACTGATTTATTATACTTAATAAGTACCGTAGATAATTACAATGTTAAAACAAATCCCTATATAGATATAGAAACAAACTTAACAACTCTAATAAGAGTGTTAGAAAACTTTAGACAAAATCACAAAAGTTCCGATATTGTTTTTAATTTTGCTAGTAGTTGGTTTGTTTATGGGGATACCGAATTACCTGCAAAAGAAACAAGTAGTTGTAATCCTAAAGGTTTTTACAGCATTACAAAACGCAGTGCTGAACAACTATTAATTTCTTATTGTGAAACATTTAATTTACAGTATAGAATTTTACGATTTGCAAATGTATTAGGATCTAATGATAACAAAACTGGGAAGAAAAAAAATGCTTTAACTTATTTAATAAATGAACTAAAAGCTAATAACCCTATACAGTTATATGATGATGGTAATATACTTAGAGACTATATTCATATCGATGATTTATGTAGAGCAATTAAACTGATAATAGACAACGGTAGAGTGAATGAAATTTACAATATTGGTAATAATATTCCACATAATTTAAATGACATTGTAAAATATATTCAACAGTATGGGTCAACTTCTTCGATTGAGTTTATCAAAACTCCTGAATTCCATAAAATTGTGCAAGTAAAAAACATGTATATGGATTCTTCTAAATTATTTTCATTAGGTTATACCCCGACTTATACAATCGATCAAATATTAGATGAATTATATTTCAGCAAATAAAAGGAAAATTTTATGACAGCAGTTAGAATTCTTGTAATGGGACTACCCGGTTCTGGAAAAACATATTTTTCTGAAAAACTGAAAGAGTATTTAGAAACATTCAGCAATATTTCCAATATGCCATCGACTAAATTAATAAGTTATGAATTCGCACCTATAAATTGGAAAGCCAAAGTAGATTGGTTCAATGCTGACGAAGTTAGAAAAAAATACAATGATTGGGACTTCAGCAGAGAAGGTAGAATTAGACAGAGTTTAAGAATGGCGCAATTTGCCTTAGAATGCTCAGGTGACTATGTTATTTGTGATTTTGTTGCACCTTTGCCTGAAATGCGACAGAATTTTAAGGCAGATTGGACTATTTGGATGGATACTATAGATTCCGGAAGATATGAAGATACTAATAAAGCGTTTGTTCCTCCGGAAATTTATGACTTTAGAATTATAGAACAAGACGCAGAAAAATGGGTACCGTTTGTTGGGCAACATATTTTACAAAATAAACGTCGCCCTACTTTTGACTGGCGTAAAGAAACAGTTCAAATGTTGGGACGTTGGCAACCGTGGCATGCAGGACACCGTGCACTATTCGAACAAGCAATTCAAAAAACAGGTCAAGTATGTATTATGATTCGTGACTGTCAAGGCTGGCAAGATAGTAACCCATTTGAAATTCAACAGGTAAAAAATCGTATTAAAAGAGACCTAGATCCATTCTATCAAGGACAATATGAAATTGTTATTGTTCCAAATATTGTAGAAATAGTTTATGGTAGGAATGTAGGATATAAAATAAATAAAATCGAGCTTCCTGAAGATATACAAAAAATCTCTGGAACAAAAATAAGACAAGAAATGAAAAATAACGGGTTAATATAGGAGATAATAATGACCGCTGTAACACTAGATAAACCATATGTAATCAGACCATCTACAACAGAATTAACATCGACAGAATTTGTCGTAACATATATAAGTGAAAACTATGGTCTAGACATTAATAATAGAGCCCCGGGACGAAGTAATAGTGTCGAAGCAAATGTGGTACTTAGTACAGACCCTTATGTAGAGCATAGAATGACTGTATGGGAAGGTGACGAATATCTTGCGGTAAAAGGTACGTGGACAGATCAAGATCTTTATAATAAAATTAAACAGATCTTAGAAGCCTAATCAATAAGTTCTAACACTACATCTAATTTTGCCTTTACAGTTTTACTGTTAAGGGTATTTTTAACACCTTGATGTAATGGCTTGGGCCAATTTTCATAGTTGACCCAAGCATACCCGGAATGTTCATAGTTTAAACTGGGAATAAATTCATTATCTACTAAAATAATATATGTATTGTAATGAAAGTTTTGATCATTACTGGTAAAAAGTTCTAATGGTACGATTTTTTTAATATCAGGAACCTTGCCGATCTCTTCTGAAATCTCTCTCATTAGTGCATTGAATGGGGTTGCATCGGTTGGTTCTTTTTTTCCTCCAACAAATCCCCAAGTGCCCGCAGTTCTTCCTTGTGTTCTGTGTAACAATAAGAATCTTTTAGTAGATTTGGATAGAAATAATCCACCACTACAGATAATTTGGTTTAAAGAATTAGTCTCCATAGGGCCTTATCGTAAATACCTTCAAAACTTTTTGACCATTGCTGATTTTCCCATTTATATTGAATACCAGTATATGAATTAGTGATATAAGTTACCGTCTCAGTTTCTGCTGCATCAAATATAATATTCCATTTTGATCCATCCCACTCAATAATGTCATTTGCATATGCCTGAAAATCAGTACCATCTAAATTTTTCCAAGCATCAGGACCGTCGTATCCTGGATCATTAAAACTTGTGTTGATGTTTAAATTTTCAAGAATAAGAAATCTAGTGCCTGATATTATATCATTAGGTGGATTATATGTTTCTGGATTTATAATTGCATCTATACTGCCTCTGATACCTATTATAGTGTTAGTTGGAATTGTGTCAGCATCAAAATTCAAACTCATTTTAGTTTCGTCTGTTGGATCTAAACTTATATAGGCTACTATTTCATTACCATCTGCTTTTTGCAACCTCAATTGACTTAATCCTGCTCTAAACTTACCAGGATACATATCAAGTATCTGTCTCCATGATGTTGTATTTGTTGGTATAGTTTCATTGTCGCCTTGTAAATCTGCCTGTGATTTAATAATAGTTGCCACATTATCTAATACCAATAAATCATAATTACCCGGAGTCACTACAATTCTGGCATCAGAATTCCCTCCAAAGATTGCAACTGCATCTGGATTACTGTAATCTGCTGAAATTTCACCATTACTTAAAGCGTATACATCAGAAATAATCTTAGTAATTATACCTAATTTTTTGACTTTTGCTGGAGGAGTAATCCATATAGGAGATTTAAAATTTAATGTACAGACATCTATATCCTGATCCATGCCCTGCGGAATCGATCTAGATGACCATGTCATAGTGTCCATTGTTAAAACACTGAGACTAGTCCAATCGACGTAATTATCCGTAGTTTGAATTTCTAAGCTGGGATTGAATAACACTACAATTTGTTCCCATAACTGCATTTTTTGATCTGTATTCGTAGCCCAAATATCAGCAGTGAAACTTACTACAAAAGGACTAGGCATAATTCTTTCTATTGTGTAATTAGATCCTTGAGTATATAGATATTGACCAGTGTCGGCATTATATTCTCTTTCTCGTATATTGACTTTACTAATAAATGTAGGATCTTGCAATCTAGAAATTTCGAATTGAATATCTTTGATATAACAGGCAATAAATGGAGCCGTGGGAATTACATTTTCGCTGTTTTTCTTGAGAATTTGTGCTACCTGTCTATTCATATCACCGTAGATAGCCGGTACTCTCGTTAACTGTCCTTTAGCATTTTTATAACTGAAGTTACTCATAACACGAATAAATTGTGTTAAGTATCTTTTCAGTTGTGCATCATAAAAATAATCCACTGTTGTTCCTTATAGATCTGTTTTAGGTCGTAAAATTTTACTTAGAGCCTGACGTTCTTGTACAACTTCGCCTGCAATGGTTGATGTATTAGTATTATTAATAAAACCGGATTTCAAAGTATTCCTTGTTTGTTTACCAACAAAGGTACCAGATGCAGTGTCAGTGTCTCCAAGATTGTTTAATGTCATTCTTACATTATCTTCATACTTAATCCAATTCTTACCATCCCATCTAAATAATCGGTTTGGTAAGTAGTCAGTACGTAAGAAAAATTGTCCATTTACCGGATTTTCAGGAAATGCTAATCCAAATCCATAAGGTTTGCCATTAGGAGGAACTTTATCGCCGGTCAAATATCCTACGTACATATTTCTTTCTGGACTCTTCAACACAATACTAGCATCAAAGCTTGCATTGCTGATACTTGTGTCTTGATTTTCGGTACTTGCATCTGCTACATCTATCAAATTACTTGTGGTATTTTCAGGCAAAACAAAAAAATGTTGTGTCTCATACCCGCTTTTACTAGCATCTTCTTCTGCTTGAGCAATAATTTGATTGTTTATGTCGATATTTTTCTGATAGGTTGAAATTAAATCTCTTAAGGTACTACCATCATCGGATTCTGTATCAAGAATTTCTGCAAATTCTTGACTATCTACTAATGGTACACATTTAGCTCTGATTAGATGAGGATACCAAGTAGCACTGAATCCATTTATAGGTCTTACAACATCTTGCACAACATAAAATCTTTTTAAAGCTGTCAAACTGTTGTCTAAAGCATATTCATCTTTAAGATGAGGTAGTTCAATTACATCACCTGACATTATTTTTCTGCCCAATAATTCTACACAGGTCTTTAAATGAAAGTGTAAAAGTATGGTGTCATTTTGCAAAAAAAGACCAAATTGACTTAGGTTAAAATCTAAATCCTGCATACTGTAAATTCCACGTATCACATATATATCAGGCTCATATCTTCTATCTCTATTTTCCATCAATAATAGATCTTGTATCCCTAGTTCTGGAACATCATTTGCCTGATTAGGAACGATGGCACTAGATTCTCCATCTTGAGGATTTTGAGGTCCTAAATATTTGTGTACAAAGACATCTACTCCGCCGACTTGAAATTCTTCATTGATTAAGCGATCTAAAAATTTAAAATCATTGCCTCTTTCGGGCCTGTAAAGTGATAAACGTGGCATAGTAGTATATTTATAGCTAAATAGAGTTATGACCGAATCCGAAAATCAAAGAGAATCAGTTGTAACTTACATAAAAACTATGCTAGGAAATGGCATGGTTGATGTAGAATTAGATCCTGCTCACTATAATGTAGCTATAGATAGAGCTTTAAGAAAATTCAGACAAAGAAGTAGTAATAGTGTTGAACAAAGTTTTGCATTTTTAACACTTCAAACCGATCAAAATAATTATGTATTGGCACCGGAAATAGAAAATGTTAGAAGAATCTACAGAAGAAGTGTAGGTTCGAGAACAGGAGGCGGTGATGGAGGTAGTCTATTTGAACCATTTAATTTGGCCTATAGCAACACATATTTGTTAACTAGCACTAATATGGGTGGACTAGCTACTTATTTTGCCTTTGCTAGCTATCAAAAACAAGTAGGTAAAATGTTCGGTAGTGAAATTAATTTTATTTTCAATTCTACTACTAAATTATTAACAATTGATCAACGTCCTAGAACAGAAGAAGAAGTTTTAATATGGATAGACAATTACCGTCCTGATTTTGTATTGCTGCAAGATAATTTTGCAGGTCAATGGCTGAGAGATTACTCATTAGCTACATGTAAAATAATGTTAGGTGAAGCGAGAGAAAAGTTCAGTCAAATTGCAAGCCCTCAAGGCAGTACTCAATTGAATGGAACAGCACTTAAAGGCGAAGGTAAATCCGAACTAGAAATGCTAGAACAGGATTTAGTAAATTACAAAGACGGTGGAACACCTCTACATTTCATAATTGGATAATTGCACATAAACGGCAAGAAAACAATTGTGTTATCTACAATGATATGCTATCATTTATTCAAATTATTAGTTCATGTGAATAATGGAAGATAGCATGGAAACAAATTTCAATTCTAAAAAAAATACAGTTATCGGATTTGTGGGTTTAATCGGTGCTGGTAAAGACACAGCAGCAGATTATCTGGTTAACTTTCACGGGTTTCGTCGTGACAGTTTTGCAAATACTTTAAAAGATGCAGTATCTCAAGTATTTGGATGGGATCGAACATTATTAGAAGGTCGTACTGCAGAAGCAAGAGAGTGGAGAGAACAAGTAGACGAATGGTGGGCAGAAAGATTAGGTATGCCCAATTTAACTCCTCGATGGATTTTACAATATTGGGGCACC